CATAAACTTTATTTAATTTTGATAATTTGTAAAATCGGATACTATTTCTATATAGTTCAATGGAATTCTTAATACAGTTGCTTCTGGAAATCCTAATGGTGCATCATGTATATTATTTGCTGATGCTATAATCCACCAAAGTGTTGGGTCTTGATAATATTGGAATGCTAATGTATCCAATCTATCACCCAATTCAGTCATTACATAAACATCATCATCTCTTAATGGAATATTAGGATATAATTTTGGTTTATATACCGTTCTACCATCGTGAGTTTTTTTAGTTTCTAAATTATAGTATCTACTTTGCATATTTTTTAACTTACATTATTACTTTTAGCATAATCCTTACCATCACTACCCGTCCATCCAAATAGTTTTGATTTATATCTAAGAAATTCTTTTACGCCAGCTTGGCCTGTATATTTCGTTTTACCATCCTCACCATATGTAGAATAGTTTGTAATAAATTCTTGAGTTTGTATTAAATTACCATTAGCATAAACTTTTCCAGTCCATCCATCACCACCATCATTTACTTCAATTTTATATGTTGGTGGCGGGTCTACTTTTGGTGGTGCTGCATTTTCCATACCAGCACTTGTTTTTGTGGTTGAGGTTGCTTGGGCAGGATTATTAACAGGTGCTGCTGCCGATACCGTAGTTGCCTTATCTACCGTTGTACTAACTGATGCTTCAACTTGTGAGGTACTTGCTTTATTATTTGAATCAGTTACAGCTTCTAATGAAGTTCCTGTATTTTCTAAAGGTTTTGTTGCATTTTCTGAAGTTTTTCCTGCAACTCTAGGTAACTTATCAAATCCATATAAATAACCATGCTGTGTACTACTTTTTGATTCTACTAAATTTAATGTTACACTTACATCAATTACTTTAGGTAATTTATAATTATCCAAAGTTGTTGCTTCACCATTTAATTTAAATTCTTGATTATCGGCCATTGCCATACCAGCAGTAGGTCCAACTTCCCAAGTACCATTATCATCAACGGTATATGATAATTGTGAAATATAGCATTCTTTGTTTTTGTATAAATTACCAATAGTAATTCTAAGAAATGGTGCTATCACAGCTATACCTTTGTTATATGCTTGAGGATATGCTAATGATGTTAAAAAGTTTAATCTTTGCCAACATGCTATATGTTGTAATGGTGTAGTTGAATATACTTTAAAATTGAAAGATACACTTCTTTCTATACCAGTATAAGTCCAATATGGAAATGGTGAACCAATAAATTTAGCCGAATCCCAACTTGGTGTTGTAGTTTCCGTAATACCAGATAGGGTTGCTCTAAAGTTTACAGATTCTCCCTTTGCAATTGATGTAAATTTTAAAGTTATAAAATCATAATCATCTAATGTGGAATCTTCTATTTTTAATGAACTACCCTTATATTGAGTTTTTTCATTAACAATATCCAATTTATCATTACTATCAATACCATATTTTGTTTTCAAACTTACTTTAGGAGTTTGAGAATCTTTTGTAGATGAATAAGTAGTTATACCAACTGCTCCTCTAATTGCCGATGTTGCACTTGTATTTAATGTTGAGGATGCTGCGTTTAATGCTTCTAATTTCGATGATAAATCATTTCTTAATGCAATATCATCTTGAGTTTCATCAACCGTGTCAGAATATTTTGTTTTGCCATCATTTTTTGATTCAACTCCAGCTGCTACTGCTTTATCATCCTTTGCAGCTAAATTTTTCTGTCCTTCTTTTCTACCCTGTTCTAATTTTGCAGTTGCTTCTTTTTTTGTAGAATCTAATTTTTCTGATATAGATGCAAATGGATTTTTAATAGGTAGTTTTTTACCAGCAACCGATAAATCAGCTGGCGCTTCAGGCACACCTGGTTTAGTTACAACTGCTCCCTTAGATTTTTCTGCATCATTTGATACATTTATTGAATCAAGTTTTGATGATAAATCATTTCTTAATTTAATATCAGTTGATTTAGCATCTATTGTGGATGAATAAGTAATCTTAGCATCTTTAGCTCCTGCAGTAGCATCTTTTTTAGTATCACCTACTTTTGTTTTACCATCCGATATCGCCTGTTGTCCTTCCTTTTGTGCAGATGCTAATTTAAGTTTCCCATCAGCTGTTGCTGTTTTTAGCTTATCACCAACGCTTGAAAATAAATCACCACCAGGAATATTTAATCCTTTTGATTTTGGTACTAACTCATCTATTTTTTTATTAACCGAGCTTCCACCACCAGCTGCTTTTGTTTCTTGTGCAACTAAAACCGATGAAAGGTCATTTCTTTTAAAATAATCTTCATCAATTGGATTTACTGTATCTGAATATTTTCCTGAACTATCGTATTGTACTTCTTGCTCACTTTTACCTGCTAAGTTTTGTGCTCCTTGTTTAGGTGCACCAAACAATTTTTTCTTTATTTCACCTTTAAGTAAATTTATACCGGCTCCTAATAATTGATTACCAATTTGCTTAGGAGTTCCTCTTGCACTATTCTTTAAAACCTGTCCAATTAAATTACCTCTTGAATCGTTTTTGATTTTAGCAAGAGTAATCATTGTATCAGGTTCTTTACCTTTTTTGAAATCTGAGTTTAATGAAATCTTTGTTGGTATAGTTGATTCAGGAAAAGCAATACCCAATTTACCTGCAACTTTTAATCCAAAGTTTTCTGCTTTTTTAAGGAAGTTACCAACAATACCAGCATCCTGTGAGTTATTGGAATTTACACTATCCTTCATTATTTCAACTAATCTAGTTGATTTTTTTTGAAATTTAAATATATCAGTACCATATATTAAGGGTGCTGATAATTTATTTATTATTCGTAATCCACTTGTTTCTTCTTCTAATCTACTCTCACCTTTTGTTGTTGATATTTTTCTTCTTAGTGCCGTTGCTACTCTAAACGATGGTTGTAACAATACCGTAGTGTTTGCACTTATAGGCAAATCTTTACTATTACGGATATCATATTTCTGCTCCGCTGTTTTACCATCTGCTAATACTTTGGTCTTAAATAATTCTTCTATTGTCTTACCCATCGTTATCTTTTACCATATGAATTTGAACTACCCTTATCAACTATTGCTGATATTCTTGATGTAACTTTTTGTCCATCCATATGAACGGATATTTTACCAGAATTTAAATCTGCTCTTAAACCTTTTATTTCATCAATCAATTCTGCTGTACTATCTTTCTTTCCGCCACCATCTGCTCCACCACCTCCAAATAAAACTGATAATCCACCCAATGCCATCAAAACAGGAAGTGCAAATAAACCGCTAATAGCAACCAATGCTAATGCACCTGCCAACATAGTTAATGCTCCTGCTAATCCTAAAATTGGCATGAAATCAATTTGAGATACTGCGGATACTTGTTCTAATATACCAGGTAGAGAACCAGATATTGCTGAAAATCCACTCCCAACCATAACTAAACCAGCACCCAATACCATCAATGCAACTCCCAATCCAGCTAATGCTAATAAACCAGCTCCGAATACCAACGCACCAACTCCAGTAAACATTAGTGCACCAAGTGCGAATATAGCTGCTCCAAATATTACTAATCCAGCTGCAGCTGCTAATACCGAACCAATATCTAATCCTGCTATCAAACTCATAGCAAATGCGAATGGAATTAATGCCACTCCCAATATTGCTACTGCAATAGCTCCTTTAATCATTTCACCTTGCGCCTTTCCTAATATGTAAGCAATTGTTGCTAAACCAACTAATCCAACCAATCCCTTAGCAACAGATTCCCATTGTACGGTAGCAAACTCTTGGAATGCTTTAGCTGATACATAAAGTGCTGCTGCTAATATTAATAATGCTGCTGCTCCTTTAATTAAATCACCTGCTTTTATTTTTCCAAATTTATTTGCTTGGTCAGCTCCACCACCTGCTGCAGGAGTTGCTGCACCTGATAATTTATCTTCGGCAATACCACCCAATTTATCTTTTACTGCATCAGTAGCTTTATCTTTTATTGCCGAACCAGCATCACCTGCTATTCCACCTGCTGCGGATTCTAATGCCTTTCCTTTTATTAAATTCTTAACATATTCAAATGCACTTTTTGCCATTCCACCAACATTGATACCCATATCTTTCAACATAGGACTCATTTGACCCATTGCTATTAAACTACTACCAAATGCACTTACCATACTACCCAATGGACCTGTTGCAATTGCTGTCAACGTTTCCTTCATAGTATCGAATTGCGATAGTTGAATACTACCATCTTCGTTTAACTTATCAGAATTAGCTGCCATCTTTTGGAACTCATCAACTGATAATCCTAATAATTCTGCTGCTTTTCTCTTTTGGAAGATATCCATTTTATTGAATTCTTCTATACCACCTAATTGTTGTAATGTTTCTTTTACAGCTCCACCAATATTTCCTTCATATGCCAACCCTCTTGCTCTATCTAAGTTAAGTTGTTTACCTAACATAGCTCCCAATTCCATTTCTGAATTAATGGATGTTTCAAAATCTAAAAGAGAATCAGTTACTTTGGTTAATGAATCCATACCAACACCTAACTTAGCTGCTGCTACTGCTGCCTTAGCTATATTTAATCCACCATCCTTACCATATTCAGCAAATGCTTTTGATGAACCAGCAACATCCTTCATTAAAGAATCAATTGGAACACCAGCTGCTTTACCCATTGCTTTAGTAGTTGCTGCCATATCCATAGCAGTTGCAGCAGAACCTTCGTTCATTCTTGCAAAGTTACCAACAACATTTGCAGCTTCACCACCACTAATACCCATATTAGTGGCCATTAAATTGGTATTAAGCTGTGTTTGGAATGACACATCTTTTAATCCACCAAATTCTTTTGATAAACTTTTTGTTACTTCTTCTGCATCTTTAAATGCAAATCCTAAAGCGACTGATGATATTTGTGCGGAATCAACGTATCCTCCAAAACTTCTAACACTCTTACCCCACTTATCCAATCCCATACCAACTCCCATAACAGCTGCTCCAGTAGCACCCATCAAATTAGATGTCAATAAACTTGCCGTTTCTAATATACCACCAATTGTATCCTTTATACCATCATATACAGCTAATTGTTTTTCTAAAAACTTTTGTTGGTTTTCAGTCATTGCGGAGATACCCTTAGCTTTTATAAATTGTGCATCTAAGTTTTGAACAATTTCATCAGTTACACCTTCCATACCAATTAAATCATATAATTGGTCACTTATTTGTTTTTCAATTTTATTTCTAGCTACTATATCCTCTGCAGATAATGAAAGTAATTTTTGATTTAAGTCCGCTATCGAATTAATTGCTTCATGTGATTTATGATATGAACCATCTATTTTATCTTGCAATTCTATTCTAGTTCTATCATCTGAAACTAAAGATGCTTGTAAACCTTTTAATCCTTTTAATCTACTTTCTTGCTGTATTAACGCATCTACACTTGCTTTTTGATTACTTAATAGTTCAGCAGCTTGCACATTTGCTTCTCTTAATAGCTTTACTTGATTTTTATATGCCGTACCTTTCTTTATCTCAATTCTTTCTTGCGCAGTTGCATTGGCCAACATTCTATCCATTTCGGCTTTTGCCGCTGCCTGTTGGTCTTTTAACCTTTTTATTTCATCGTTTACTGCCATCTGATATTAATTGACTTAAGAATACTTTTCCAAATCATCTTTTAATTCTTTCGCTAATTTTTCTAATTCACTCATTTTATTAACGATTTCCGAAGGAACATTTTTATTAGATTTTGCTGCTTGAATAGCTTTATTTGTGGCATTTGCTTTTAATCCATCAAAAAAAGCATCAGTAAATTTTTTAGTAGCTGCAAATAAACCTTCTTTAATTGGTTGTTTTTCGTTTGACATAGTTTTATCCTTTATATTGTATAAATATTGGATAATAAAAAAGTGAGGATTAACGCATCCTCACTTTCGATTTACTTTGAGCTTTTTTCATCTCTTCAGCTTCTTTTTTCTTCATTTCAACTAATTTATTGAAATAAAACCTTCTTAAATATACAGGCATATAGTAAACTTCAGACCAAGTAAATCCATTACTGAACTGAACCATTTCCCAAATTTGCGAATGTAATTGTATTCTATAATCAAGCGGAAGGGTAAAAAAAGTTAATCCCGAAGGGTATATCAAGCGCCTCCGTTTCACCAGTTATTTGTGATGTAAATTGGAATGTCAAATCCATATCAGGACTAATTTCCTTAACATGCTTTCTAAACGCCTTAGTATCTTTTGCTAAAAATGCGTTATATACCCATTTGTTGATAAATCCTCTATCAGTATTACCTTCAACTGATTTAATCATATATTTCAATCTAGTTGTTACATCAAATTGACTTGATGAATTTTTATTTAATTTTTCCAAAGCCTGAGTTTCTTTTGTTATCTCTTGCTCATCACCATGTGTAAGTAATTTAAATTCAATTTCTTTACCATTTGAAGGTAATGTAAATTTATATAAATTTTCAGAATTTAAAACATCAGTATTAACATCTTTTGTTTGAACTTTACCTAAATTAATAGTTACTGCTTGCTTTTCTAAAGTAAAAGGGTCAGTCATTTCTATTTCATAATCAGCACCATATCCTAAGATACGAGTTGCCAATAAAATAGCGTTCTTATCACCAATGTAAATATCATTTGGATTTACACCAGGCTCAACAACAACTGATTCAAATAATTTATCCAAAACGATACCTTTTTTGATAAGATTTTGAGATGCAAGGATATCTTCTTCTCTTGCTGTCATATATTTGATTTCAATCGTACCCTTTCTTAATGGGTGTCCTTCTGGGTAAACCAATCCTTGAGATGGTAATTCAATGGTTTCTGTTGGGAAATCATTTTGTTTTGGTGCTGTTTGCATTTGCACCTTAGTTGTATTTGTCATTTCTGCCATAACGTTGTTTATTTGTTTGTATATATAAATACATAGAAATTAAAAAATTAGAAATAAAAAACCCCCATCATTTCTGATGAGGGGTATCCTTCGGTAGCTTTCCGTAAGGAATATGTTTTAGAATTCTAAGATTGCGTAATCGTAAGATAATGTTAATTCGATTGTTGCTGGTTCGTTAGAATCGAATGCTAAATCTCCAAAGTTTGCCTGAGAGATAAATGCACCTTTCAATTTCCATTGTTCAATCTTATCACCAACTGGTCCTAATAGATAGAAATCAACATCTTTCTTATAGAAATCAGCGTATCCATCTCTACCAGTGATTGATTCATGTCCTAAACGAATCCACTCCATTACTGCTTGTGCTCCAGAAGGAACGATTGGGTCATAAAGAGTGATAGTTATATCTTGCCACTCACCTTTACCTTTCAACTTTCTCTTTACGTTGATATGGTCTAAAGTTACGGTTTCAAATTGAATTGTAGGTCTATTTGCTGCCTTTACAAGATATGAAGGGATATTATCTATCTCCATCACATATCTATTTTTCATCTTCGGTTCGAAGTTCGTATAGAACATCTTATCAAACTCTAATATTTCTGCCATTTTTTATTCCTTTTATTTGTATTAATAAATATCTACTTTATTGATTTTCGTATTATGCGTTAAAACTTGCTCCAGTTGGTAAGATGTTGAAATCTATTACAATAAATTCCGCTGTCTTAGCCGGTTGTAAGAAAATTTGTCCTGCTAATATGTTTCTATCAATTACATCAGGTGTGTTATTACTTTCATCCATTACAACTCTGAAAGCGTATAAACCTTGTCTTTGTTGAACTGCCTCTAAGTAAGGGTTCACAGTGTTTAAGAATCTTTGACGAGTTGTAGAAGTATTTTGTTCGAACACTAAGAAACGAGATGTTGAAGCGATAAACTTCTTAAGAGTGATAAGTAATCTTCTAACATTGATTCTATCTAAAGCGGATGCCTTATCTTGCAATGTCTTCTGTCCGAATGCTACAATACCTTGTCCAGGGAATGCTGCAATTGGGTTTACTTTGTTCTCATATAGAGTATCTCTTTCAGAATGTGTTAATCTATTCAACACACTAACTGCTCCAGTAATACCACCTCTATTCAAACCAGCAGGTGCGAACCATTCTGCTGCTAATCTATCGTTTGCAGCGAATACAGCCGGCATCAATACTGATGGAGGTACACTCATTAATTTGTTACTATTTGTATCAACTGTCTTAACCCAAGGGTAGTAAGTTCCAACATAATTAGAATCTACTGAATTTGCTTCTTCAGTTGCTTCAGTAATTAATGCATCTACTTCCACAAAATCAGCGATGTAGAAACAATCTTGTCTATCTTCAACCATATCAATTACTTTTGTAGTAATAGCAGGGTGTAAAGAACGAATGATACCAGGAGTTACAACTAAGTTAATATCGTATTCATCTGCATTTGAAATAGCGTTGATTGCTTTTGTATATGCGATTGAACCATTTGTTGAGTTATTTGAAAGGTTAAATCCTTGCGAATTTGCCGTAGTTATTGCTGAACCTAAGTTATTTTTTACAACAGGTGCGTTACCATCAAATCCATATTGGAATCCTAACACAAATTGTCTTTTAACCATATCAGATGAAGTTGAACCAGTCATTTGAAATGCTAATTGCGAATCAAATGCGAATGTTGCGTTTGCTCCAGTTACTACACCAGAAGGAATTGGTTTTAAGTATTGTTTGTTATCATCAGATATACCAATAGTTTCAAAATCAAATCCAGAATAATATACAGGAGATGATGATGTGTTATTTACTGAACCAGTTTGGAAAACTACTGCAGGAACTTTATTTGCATCTCCAGATGCTAATGCAATTGGATTAACATATGCTGCGTGTCCGAATGGTGCTGATGAAATTGGGAATGAACCCGCTTCAGCTACAACTACTCTTATATATTTTGATTTATTTGAGTAATCGCCATTTTCAGTTATTTTACCATTAGTTTCAATTTCATTCCATCTATCACCTATTCTTCTAGCTATATAGTTAGGAGAAGCAGGGTCTAAGTTTACATTGTTAAATGTTTCAATTACTGTCTTTCTCTTATCAGTATCACTATATCCTCTTACAGTTACAGTGAATACAGAATAATCAGTTGCTCCATCTTCACCAGCTGCTTTAACATTAGAAATACCAATCTTAAATTTAGTGTTATATGGTGTACCATGTCCTAAAGTTACAAACTTAAATAAATCGTATCTAACGTTGTTGTTATCTTTTTGAGATTTAACGTAAGGAGTTTCAGCTTCTGATACATCACCATACACTTGCGATGGTAATGCGGATGCTGATACATATGTACCACCACCAACACCATAAGCTGCGTTAGTATAATTATCAGTTGCAATATCTTTAAAATAAGCGTAAGTATATGCTTTTTTAGCTCCGAATGGTGAAGAACCAAATGTATCTACAACATCATTTGTAGCAGTTTCTAAAATAGAAGCCGATACAAAACCAAATGAAGAAGATAATACAAAAGAACCAGATGCGAATCCAGGTCCAGATGCTGTTACAGTTGGTGTTTGAAATCCTACTGCCTCATCACCAGTTTCAGTTGAATATAAAACTCCAATAAGTTTTTCTCCAACCAAACCACCAGATGCAAAGATACCAATAGGTAAAGCTTGTGTATAACCACCAATACCACCAACTCTTACGATGGTAGCACTTCCAGCTTCTCTTAAATAGTTTTGTACTGCATATTCAGTATAATAAGTTCCATCAGGAGTTCCGAAGATATCTTCGAATTCTGATTGCGTTCTAACAATAGTTGGAACAAATGCAGGTCCTTGTTTAAAAGGTCCTATAAATGCTGCTCCAATTTCACCTACTCCTTGCGCTAAGAAGGAAAGGTCATTTTCTCTTGTAAATACGCCGGGTGATACGATTCTTTCTGCCATTTTATTTTTCGAATTTGTATTTTAAGTTTGTAATTAAGAAAGTCCTATATAATTACTTATATAAATATAAAGAAAATGTCCAAAACACAAATTTGTTTATAAATCTGCACTTTAGACATTTAAAGTTAATATTTTTAATTAAACCAATAAAGAACCACTATTAGCTTCAGCTGAACCAGATATTGGTGACCAAGGTAAATTAGCTACCTCAACATTATTAATAACGGATGTTTTTTCTTCTAATTGGTCATTTATTTTTCCAGATACATGGTCCCAATAATTAGTTACTCTATTTGAACCACTAACATATTCCTTAATCCAAGCTAATACAACTTCTTCTGTTAATTCGCTGTATGGTATAAAGTTATCAGGATTGATTTGGTCTAATGTAAATGGAGTTGCTCCAGCAAATGTGCCTTCATTTCCACTTGTATCAGTTCCTTTAACCTCCCATCTAGTACCAATTATAGCGTTATCAACACTATTATTAGTTGTTTTTTTAATTTGAGTTATTTTCCACTCGTAAGTTAATGCCATAGTATTTCTTTTTAATAAATATTTGTTTTTTGAAAATTATGATAATGTATGCGTAATTTTAGTTAATTGAAACTCCTCACACATTTTATCTGCTAAATAAGTATTACTACCACTCCATGCATTTAATACATTTGATGGTACATCCCAAATTCCACTGTTTATAATAGTATCAGGAACTGCGTCAGATTCTCTGTTAGGGTCTCTAAATCTCAATTCATATCTCAACTTACATTCATCCTTTCCCAAATCATAACTCATAATATTTGTCAAAACAACATTAATTGTTTTTCCAAATAGGTTTTTATTTTGTATTGTTGTTAGTATCATTGTATATAAATATTTAATTATAAAATTAACAATCTTCTAATTCAGATGCAGATGATATAACATTTCTTTCTTTTAAATCTTCTGCTAATTTTGCTTTCAAAAGTGGATATGCTTGTGCAAATATATCAGCTCCTTGCAAAGATGAAAAATCAGCTACTGTTTTAGAATAAGACCTACCATCGATTACTTCGGTTATAGATGCTGTCATTGGAATAGAATGCCAATGTGGTATTGCATCAACTTTTGCAAGAAACCTATCATGTATAGGAGAACCAACCCTAGAAGCTATTGATGTTTCTATTAAATTAGCTTCTTCTTCACTTTTAAATACGTTTACATACAATTCAAGAGCTCCTTTGTTTCTATCTACCACATAACGATAAATTCTTACATAAGCTTCATTTGTAACACCTTGCGATGTTCCTATTGTTGTATTAATTTTAATTGCCATAGTTATTTCCGTTTATATATATAAATATATAGTTTTTACTCAAAACTCATTTTTTCTTTTAATTCTTTTAATTCTTTTTTAGTTTCATCCAATTCAGCTTTCAATTCTTTAATAGCTTCCAATAATATTGCAGGAATACCTCTATCTCTAATTGCTAAATATCCATCATCACCAGCTCTTACTAAATCAGGAATGATATCTCCTACTTCCTGAGCTATGAAACCTATATCATGTCTTAATCTAGTTGTTTCATATTCATCAGTACCTTCTTTCCAATCATACTCAACCCCTCTCATTTTCATTACTTTCTCTAATGAATTTTGTAAAGGTTTTATATTTTCTTTTAATCTAATATCCGAAGGAGAACCATATGCAATAATATTGTTTGATGCAATAATTTGCCCATCATATCTTAATGCAATTGTTGCACCTCCACCTCTATTACCAGTGTGAATTCTCAAACCATATGAAGCTCTTAATGCTAAGTAACCATCATTCAAGTCACAAAGGTCACCATCATCCGATACCCATAAACCACCACCACCATAGTTATCAAAGTTTGAACGTAATACATATGGTACACCAACAGTAGTTGCTCCATCTGCATCCCAATACATACGAGGCCATCTAGAAGACCAACCACCTAAACGGAATACGTTATCACCATCCAATCCTAAGTTGATAGCGTAGTATCCACCTTTATGATAAGACATGAATGCACCATAGTTACTAGTAGTGTAAGCCTGTAATGTTGATGAATCCGTTGAAGTTCCGTAATATGCTCTATTGTATATGAAATAAATTCTACCATCTACAGTATCACCACCTCTAGCAATTGCCCAGCTAGAATAGTTACCACTATCCAACATACCTCTCCATCCAGTGAATGAAGACCAAGTATTTCTAAAGTACATTGTTGATACAGGTCCACTTGCTAACTGCCATCCATATCCGCAACCATATCCACAAGTATAGTGAGCTGCTTGAACCCCTACCCAATGTGAAGTTCCCGGAGGTTGGTTACCCGGATTAGACCAAGTATCAAAGAATCCACTACCCCAGTTCCAAACGTTGTTTAAATCTTCAGTACCCCATCCCATTGAACCAATCCAATAGTTACTATCTCCAGTGTAGTTATTTCTACGGAAGTTACCTTTACCAGTCAAACCGATTCTCATTTTAGAGTAATCATCAGTTCCCTGCCATCTAGTAGTTCCATTTCCATCAAAGTAGAATGATGTATCGTTTGAATCGTAGAATATAGGAGAACGTGCCGAGTTCACCATATAAGTGTATCCTCTATAAACGTTAAATGCCCCACCATCCCAATACCAAATCCAGCTATATCGGTTATCATGTACACCTACGTTGTCACCAGTTGTAGACATAAACACATGAGTCGTATCGATTGCCCAACCATACCATCCGTTTCTACCACCACCATAAGTTGATACGTTACCATAAGAAGAACCTTGTGCATCAGCTGCTCTTAAACCTCTACCATATGCTTGAAAATATAGTCCACCACCGCCATTATTTCTAAACCAACCATTGGTATATACTTCGGCAAATGTAGGACCAGCATCGGTTCTTACCGATTGGTTGATGTGACTACTCATCCAACCCAAATATCCTAACCAAAGGTCACCACTTCTATTGATATATGCTCTTTCCGCACCACTATCAGTTCTGAAAATAAAGTATCCAGATGATTGGTTTTGGAAATACATATGCGAACTATGCCATTGAATTTTATTGTATTCACCTTGCCATCCACCATGGTCTGAATACAACATATAACCCGGTTGGATATAATGATTGTTTGAGTTTACAAAATTTAATCTATTTGTACCATCCGGGTCACAATAATATCCACTATTGTTTGTATCATAGAAAATAGTTGAGTAGAAGTTACCTGCACTTCCCAAATATATATTTCCAACCCAATAATCATACATTGCTACTCTAACACCATTCAAATACATTTGATATACGTTGAAATAGAAGTTACTTCTATCAGTATAGATGTGAGCGTGTCCAGAGTTAGCCGGTCCAAATTCAATATATCCATAAGGAGTATTGTGTCTATAACCCCAACTACCTCCAGCTAAATAATATCCACCATCTCCATAATCCATTGATGATAGACGAGAACGTCCATTAGGGTCACAGAAGTATGCAGTATTTTGTTGGTCATAGAAAATAGGTGCTCTAAATGAACCAAATTCCGTTGTATTATCACTATAAGTGTATGTTCTAGCGTTACCATTATATAGTACTCTAAGTCCAGGGTTTGTACTTCCACCATCTACAGTAGTGGTGTTTATCTCTACATAACCACCTCTAATAAGAATAGAATCATCTGCATCATTTTCAGTTCTGATAACTAATCTAGAAGTTTCACCACTTGATGCATTTTGAGCGGTTTCATAGTAAATTTGTGCACCATCAGAAGGATAGTTTACACCACTTCTAAAATCAATTGTAGCCCTACCATATGTACTACTTGCTAATAATACAAGGTTTGCAGTTCCTTGTCCGTAACTACTTCTACCTGTTGCAACATTACTTGCTAAAGTTAAACCTCCTAAATTAGATGTACCATTAGGGTCTAAATAATATCCAGTATCATTTCTATCGTAAAATGCCGATGCGTATGTGTTTCCACCAATATAAACGTGTCCAGGTCCTTGCTCAAATCTTATTTTCTCATATGCCGTTCTATTACCACTAACTCTAGAAGGTACTGTGTAACTTCTCAATTGATTGGTTGAATCTTCTGCAGTTATTCCAAATGTGTTTGATGGATTATCATGATACAATCCCCATCCAGTATATGGTTCGTAATCTGCGAATATTGCTGTCCATCCTTCCGGAGTTACTTGTTGAATTGCTATTGCTGCTCCAGCTGATGAAGTACCACTTGCGTTTAATAATGTTGCTGATTTGTTATACGTTGCATGATTTACTGACCCAGCTACGAGTATTGATACACCAGTATCATTAAAATCTGCATAGTATCCAGTATTATTATAATCATAGAATATTGGTGACCTCATAGATGAGTAACCATATGAAATACTACTTGCTATAATATCACCAGTAATATACATACCACCACTAAAACCTATACGAGAATAAGTTGTACCATTATTTCTCATTGCTAAGTGATGGTCATATCCACTTCCGTATTCATAAGCCAATCCATACATATTACCGATTGGCCAGCTTTCACCGATAGTCCAAATTACTTTTGAAGCAGTACCAGTAGTGTTATAACTACCCATCATACCACCATCGTTACGGGATACTAAATAGTTTGAAAACCACATTCTACCATTTTGCTCCGTTTGATTGAAGTTATTTGTAGAAGCAGGGTCTGTGTAATATCCACTATTATTATTGTCATAATAGATAGGTGAATAAATTGCGTTTGTTGTAGTATTACCTCTATTGGTTACCGTTTGTAAAGTTTCAGAACCAGCAGTACCACTAATGCTTGTAGTTAAACTAACTTGTGGAACAACAGTTATTCTACTCAAACCAGTGTATGATACATCACCCTGAATACTCCACCCTTCTAATGGGGCATTTCCCTGGTCGTAGATACATCTTACATTGAATCTACCATAATAAATGTTATTAGATAAGTGAATACATAATTTACTACTTCCGTTTGTACCAAGTCTAATAGTACCAGGATCCCAGTTTCCTAAATTTGTAAATGATTGTTGTATAATACCATTATTATATGAATACCAAACAATTTGTAAATGAATGGGTACAGCACTACCATATGCATATCCTTCAATAATAACCGTTGGCATATTGAAAGTATTATAATCAATATTTGTAGTAATTAAGTATCCATTTGAAGGAGTACTCCCACCACCAAAATATGCAGATGTTAAACTATGATATGGAGTTGTTACTTGCTGAGTTCTTACTACGTTTAGGTTTGATGTTGATGAAGCAATATAATAAGTTGTACCACCTACATAAATTGTACCATCTGCTCTAAAGTTATATGGAGTATAAATACCATTAGTAAATGCATTAGTTTGGTTTAATCTTAAATAAGAATCGGTTGTATCTAATGCTTGCTTATTATTACCATAAAGATAATTAGTAAAGTATATATTATTTGCAATAAAGTTTTCATATGAGGTACCAGGGTTATTATAGATAGCAATTCTACCACTAGCTTCCATCATAATATTAGATGCAACTATACCACTCCAATGGAATCCCAATGCAGGTGCACCACTCATAGAACTATTAGAACCATATCCATTAGTTTCTCTTACCTGAATATGTTGTTGATATGATGTACCAGCTGTCATACTTCTGATATATGCACCTCCAGTAAAATCAAGACCTCCTTGAATTGCTATTACATTTAAGTTAGATGTACTAGCAGGATTTAAATAATATGCTGAGTTATCATAATCATAAAAAGTTGATGCATATAATCCGTTTGCATCCCAATAACCTAATACGCTTCTATTATAACGATAGAAATATAATGCTCCACCAGCTGCACCAGCTTCAGTTTTTCTGCCACCAATACCAGCATATTCTCTAATTGTTCCACCACTATCTTTTAATTGGAAATGTAAATTAGAACCAACAGAAGTTGCTGAATTATTATGGTTTGTTCTTGTTAAGTGTAATGTACCATATGTCCCATCATCACTAAAAGATGAACCACCTTTTCTTAAATCAAATGCAACAGGTGTAGAGTTTCCGGTATGCTCTAATATAGCTTCATTTGTATTACTAAAGTTTATTGCGTTTGAAGCGTTTGTTATATTAAGTGTTGCAAACGTTGGAGAATCGGTTGTACGAACATTTTGGTTCATATTATAAGCGTAAGGGTCACTTACACTATCTAATAAATATTTAAAACCAGTCCAAGAATTACCACTACTTACATCATAATTACCAAATCTAACTCCTAAACGAGTACCACCATATGTTGAAGAATATGGTGTATATAATTGTAATGAACCACCACCACCCGCATATGTTCTCATCATCATTACAGAACCATAATTTGGGAATCCTTCTGCTGATGAAACAAATGCGTTTGTTATACCTAGTCCAAATGTGTTTGGTAAAGATGATGCACTCCAACCATAGTTAGCCAATGCGTTTAGTAGGTTAGCAGAAGTTGCTGTACCAGTTAAAGGTCCAGTTATATTTGCGAATGTTACACTATCACTTGTACGAACATTCTGATTCATTAAATAAACTTCAGTCGCACCTAATCCAGTATCAATAGTTCCACTAAGAACTACATTACCTGCTACATATAAACCATCTTCTGCATACCATCTATCGTTTGCTTCTTCCCAATAAAATGCTTTTGTTGCTAAAGTACCTCTCTTAACTTCAATACCTGCGTTTTGAGTTGGTACAGTTGCTGCAGTTATATCTGCGTTAAGTGTAATAATATTATCACCTATATTAAGAGTTGTTGTATTAATATATGTTGTTGTACCACTTACAGTAAGGTCACCACTAATTGTAGCGTTACCAGTTACCGCAAGAGTTGTACCATTAAAAGTTAAATTTGCTTCAACGGTTGCGTTTGGTGCAGTTCCGTTTAATGTTATTACACCATTATCAGTTGTACCAGTTAATGAAAGTAATCCAGACGAGCCAGACGAACCTGATGTTCCCGATGTTCCACTTGTTCCAGAAGTTCCTGATGTTCCGCTTGTTCCAGAAGTTCCCGATGTGCCGCTTGTACCTGATGTTCCACGAGTTCCAGATGTGCCGCTTGTACCGCTTGTACCGGATGTACCACTACTACCACTTACTCCAGAAGTTCCTGATGTACCAGAAGTTCCTGATGTACCACTACTACCACTTACACCAGAAGTTCCCGATGTACCAGAAGTTCCTGATGTTCCACTACTTCCACTAACTCCACTAGTACCAGAAGTTCCTGATGTACCGCTTGTACCACTACTACCACTTATTCCCGATGTACCAGAAG